CAAAAGAAAGATAAAGAATGAATGAGAAAAATTTATCATCAACTGAACGGCTAATTAATGATTCAATGGTATATGAAAACATTATTGTTAGCTCCGTCTTGGGCGATGAAGTTTACACCATAAAAAAATGTGATGTTATGCTGTTAAAAAGCGCTCTCCGTTATCCTTTGGTTAATAATTATTTTTCGTGGGTTGATAGCAGTAAAGTTTTGATTTATTTAAATCTAATGAATGTAGTTATGATTAAATTTGGATCGGATAAAGAATAATGGACTGAGTTTAAAGAAAAAATAAAAAATGAAGTATGCCATGGACTGCAAATTTTGCACTGAATCCCTTAAAAGATTGGACGGAAATACTCTTGATTACTCTTTATGGATGAAAGAAGAAAACGTCACCTCAATTGCCCAGTTGCATGAAGAGTATAATAAAAAGCGTCGCAATGAAAATTGAAACCAAAATCCATCTCAATAAATTCAAACCACGCTGGTATCAACAGAATCTCTTTGATGCCTTTGAGAATAAAGGCTATAAACGTATTATCTTAGTATGGCCACGCGGCAGTGGCAAAGACATCGCCGTGTTTAATATGATCATACGCGCTGCGTTAACAAAGCCCGAAGTAATCTACTATATTTTTCCTGAATATTCACAAGGTAAGAAGGCGCTTGTGGAGACATTGACAAACGACGGCATGCGAATTTTAGATTATATACCCGAACAATTGCTTGATAAGAAAAATGAACATGAGATGATATTTCGTTTTAAGGGAACGGGATCAATTTTGCAGGTAATTGGCTCTAATCGCTACGATAAACTCCGTGGCAGCAACTGTACCCTTGCAGTATTTTCTGAGTTTGCCTGGCAAGATCCTCGTTGTTATTCATTGGTAATTAAGCCCCGACTCAATGTGAACAATGGGCGTGCCCTGTTTATTTCAACTCCATTTGGGTCCAACCATTTCCACACCCTTTTTGAATCCGCTAAGAAATGGGACGATTGGTATGTTGACCTAAAAACGGTAGAAGATACGCAACATATTCCCCTTGATGTGATTGAAGAAGATATCCAAAAAGGTCTCATTAGTCGGGACTTGGCAATGCAAGAATATTGGTGTTCATTTTCAGCCGGTGTTGAAGGCGCATATTATTCTAAATATCTGAATGAAATGAAGCTCAACAATCAAATTGGCCCGTGCCCATGGGAACCAAATTTTCCTGTATACACCAGTTGGGACCTGGGTCATTTAGATAAAACCTGCATCATCTTCTTCCAGAAAATCGGACAGCAAATAAGAATAATTGACTATTATGAAAAAAATAAAGAAGGGCTGCCGCATTACATCAAGATAGTTTTATCGAAAGAATATACCTATGCAAAGCATTTTGCGCCGCATGATATTCGTGTGCATGATCTCTCTTTAGGGCTTACGCGTTGGGAAGTTGCCCGGAACCTTGGTATCACCTTTACCCTTGTACCACAAGTGGAGATTGAAGATGGGATTGAGGCACTGCGCGCTACATTGCCCCGCGTATGGATAGATGATACTAAATGCAAACTACTCATTAAAGCATTGGAATCATATCGCCAAGAATGGGATCCTAAGAAAGAAAAATATAAAGGTGTTCCTCTGCATGATTGGGCATCGGACGCGGCAGACGCAGCCCGTTATATGGCCCTATCACTTCCCAAAACGCGTGATAATCTATCATCAGAAGAACTTGATAAACGCTATCAAGAGGCGTTCCGTGGTAATAGTCTCCCCGGGCCGTTCAATGATGATTTTAACACACAGGGATTTAGATGAAATGGAAATTCTGGAAACGAGAACCAAAAAATTCTGATTGGCATTTAATATACGGTTATGACCAGCGAGATATTGAATGCGGGTTAGATCCCGATCCATTTTATTATGTTGCATGGCAATATAACGATGAAGAATGGATATCATCAGATGGTAAAAATATTGTAAATGTAACAACAAAACAATGGTTACAAAGAAAAGATGATTAATACTTGAATTCATAAATGCGATGATGACTTTAACACACAGGGATTTAGATGATCGATGAGAATACCAGTGAAGTAAAAATAATATGGAACAAGTTTGATTATGATATGGATTTTGAAAGAGATGATAATAATTTCTTTTGGAATAAAAAACTTTTAGTAATTACCAATGATTTTACGTTAGAATTCTGCAATATTGACGAAGGTCAGTGGTCAATTAATCCACGAGAAATTCTTTATTATATTCCTTTTAATTGGATAACTTTACCACTTGAAATCAAAACCTTAAAAAAAGAAAAAGAGATTGAATATCTCAAAAAAAAATATGGTAAAGATAACGTTGAAATAAATGGAGATCAAATAACTATAATTTATCATAAGACCGCAAAAGGCGATAAAATTATTACCGATGAGTATAAAGACATTATTTGAATTTCACCGCATCAGAACCCGCTATTTATTTTTATGCAGTGAATTGCACGCAAAACAAAAAGAATTGAAATCTACAAAAGAAAATTAAACTCTTGAATTCATAAATGCGTCATCGTATGCTCCAATTAAACTAAGGAGCATATCTGATGTTATTTCCGCAGCTCGCGCCTGAATATTATAATGAAGTCGACAGACCAATATTATCTAAGATGGAAGCATTTTATGCCGAGTCCATAACCATTCACCAATCATATTGGGGTGAAGCGGATACTGATACACGCTTTTGGGCAGGCGATCAGACGCTCTGGAATGATCTCTATGGTAATCTACCTGCCAATAGACGCAGACAGTTCTCCTTCAACAGAATTCGCCGCGTCATCAATATGATCACCGGCCATCAACGGCGCAATCGTAAATCAACGATCGCAATACCGATATCCAACGGCGATCAACTAACCGCCGATCAATTTTCTAAGATACTGATGTGGTGCGATAAGCATGACAATATCCTTGAAACCATATCACGTGCCTTTGAGGGTTCTTGTGTTGCGGGTATGAACCTGCTCCAAGTATGGATGGATTACCGCAATGATCCGATAAACGGTAATATTCGCGTCGATCTGTTGGATTACAATGACTTTCTTATCGATCCCTATTTTCGCAAACCGGATCTCTCTGATTGCAACAATATCTGGCGCAGAAAATACATGACCAAACGGGAAGTGTTATCACTGATGCCCAATCGTGAAGATGAGATCATGGGGCTTTATGGCGGGTATATGCGGGATGGAAAATTTGAATACCAACCCGAAGCGTATAATTACGGCTTGAAAAACCTGCTCACGTGGGATGAATTTTGGTATCGAGATTTTCGCACGGCGCAAATGCTGTGTGATACCCAAACTGGTGAAACGCTCGAATGGAAGAAACAAGACGACGATCAACTGCGTCTTTTTATGCAACAAAACCCATCCGTGACCATGATCAAGCAAGAGATACCCACTACCCGCGTTGCAATAGTTGTCCAAGGCCGCGTGATGTACGATGGTGCCAATCCGATGGGCATAGACTCCTGGCCGTTCATTCTGGTGCCCTCCTATTACGCGCCGCAGATGCCCTATATGAACTGGCGCATCCAGGGCGTGGTTCGTGGATTGCGTGACGCACAATATCTTTATAACCGACGACGTATTATAGAACTTGATATACTCGAATCACAAATTACATCAGGATTTAAATACAAAGAGAATAGTTTAGTAAATCCCAAAGATATATTCTTGTCAGGTCAGGGCAAAGGCCTTGCGCTTAAAGAAGAAGCGCAGATGACCGACGTTGAACAGATTCAACCACCGCAAGTGCCGCCATCTATGATTCAATTATCCGAACTTCTGGGTAAAGAAATATCTGAGATATCCGGGGTCAATGAAGAGTTGCTTGGTTCAGCCGTCGACGATAAAGCGGGCATCTTATCGATGCTTCGCCAGGGGGCAGGACTAACCACCTTGCAGGGATTATTCGATAACCTTGACCAGGCACAAAAGCAACTGGGCAAAGTGATGCTGGAACTGATACAGGCCAATTTCACCCCCGGCAAGGTAAAAAAGATCCTTGAAGGAGAAGAGCCAACCGATCAATTTTATAATAAGGCATTCGGTGAATATAATTGCATCGTGGAAGAGGGTCTGAATACGAGCACCCAAAAACAGATGCAGTTTGCACAAATGCTTGCACTCAAAGAAGCAGGCGTACCGATTCAAGATTCGGATCTGCTTGAAGCAGCAACGCTCCAAAACAAAGATAAGATTATTCAGAACCTTCAAAGCTCACAACAACAACAACAACAACAGGTACAACAGCAACAGGATATGGCTATGCAAGTACAAATGGCTCAGCTGCAAGGACTGCAAGCTAAGGCGCAAGCTGATCTTGGTTTGGCCGAAGAGCGCAAGATGCGGGTACAAGTGGATGAAGCGCAAGCGATTGAAAAGATCCATGAAGCAAATAAGCAAGACGATGAAGCATTGCTCAACAAGATTCGCGCATTAAAAGAACTTGAGATGTTGGATCTGACGCATATAGAAAAATTAATATCAATGGCAAATATGCTCAAAGCGGATGAAACGCAAGCCGCACAGGGAGTTCAGCAATGAATGAAAAAAACTTAGCAATCAGACGAAAAAAAGCGATGGATAATCGGGGAAAAAATAAAGTTGATGAAGCATTACATAATCAAAACGCCTATGCGGATGTGGCAGATATTAGTTCGATCTTCTATACCGGTATCGATCCCCGTCGACGACAAGAAATGGCTGATTCACATATGGTAGAAGAAGATGATCGGGCAATGGCCAATCTATCAGAAACGCCCATACATAAAGAATATCCGGCCATATCATGGAAATCCAACCCATTTATGGATGCATTTGAAATATAAACCTCTATAGTAGAGGCAATAACCTTGCAGCAGTTCGTGAATTTTTGTCATCAACTGGTCTGTAGTACTTAAGGAGTGTCCCATGGCACGCTATTATCACCAAAAAGAAAAATTCAATGACGAAAAACGGCACGATAAGGGAATGGCATCACCCGATTCCCGTTATAGTGGTGGCATGGAAGGCTACTATTCCGGCCCGGAAGATCGTTTGAAACAAGAAGCGGTTGACGGTTCTATGATCCGTGAAGATCATAATGCTGTAGCCAACTTGCCCCAGAATGTTATCATGCGTCCGTATCGCAAAGGCGGCTATGGTATGCCTGAAGGTCTCAATGATACCATTGTTGGTATTGATCGTGCGATTGATTACGATGTTGCCAAACGCGATAAGCATATGTACCCAAAAAAGGTGTAACGATGCCAACCATGTATCGCTTAGATAATAAGAATACTAAGATTGCGTACGCAATACTTGGCACACCCCCAAATCTTGCCTATAAACCCAACAAACATCAGCAAGAGATCAATAAAAAGTTAATTGCTGATGAAACGACACGAGCAAGATAACAATATACTACTGAACCAAGGGGAGTGGTTTTTCTCACGTTTCCATTCCCCTTTTTTAAAGGATGACTATGAAATACGCAAAGATGGAACATTGCAATAAATGCGGTTCACTTCATGCCAAGGGCCAATGTAAAAAGCGATAGGAAATACAATGCCTAAATTAACCCCATCATCACCAAAAAAAGAAAAGAAAGCACGCTTGAAAACCGAGTTCAAGAAATTCGGCGAAGGCAAACTACACAGCGGTTCTGAAACCGGGCCAATTGTCACCAATCCCAAACAAGCACAAGCAATCGCTTTGTCTGAAGCGGGAATGTCCAAGAAAAAAGCAAAGCGTGGTAAAATGGCCAAAAAAGCACGTATGGCATTAAAACGTAAGAAATGAGATTTTGGTTTAAACAGTTTCCCTTCTTATTAATTATCGGGCTACTCATGATATTGATTATTGCGAGTAGCCTTAGTATTTTAATGGGAAGATTCATACCATAAAGAAGGAGCGTAATGGATTTCTGGGAAAAAGTATTTTATATCTGTGCTATCGTGTTGCTGCAATCTATCGCAGCTATCTTAATTATTTTTATTTATATTGGCCTTGATGCCTTTGTGCCCATACCCCAACGAAAGTTTGTTATTGAAATACAAGATAAGCGAAGGGATCCCCTTGATTGCATTGAAGAAGGAGTAGATGGATGGAAGATGTGGTCAATAGACCATCCCTCGGCCAAATAGCCCTTGAGGGTCAAAAAAACCTTGAACATGAAGCAGAACACACCGTCGCTGAACGAACTGAACTTGCCACTGACGATCGCATTGCCATATTAGAAAAAGCATATCAAGAAGGGAAAAAGCGCTATCCGGGTGATTTTTACATTGAGATGTGCTGTAAGCATGAGAAGATGTTTTATAATGTGCAACCACGCTGGATTCCCCATGTGCGCCAGTCATGTCCCACACCGATGTTTGAGCAGACGGTCTATCGCTATAATCGCCAAGACGACTATCTTGAATATCTCTGGGTGATACCTGATATTCGTTCTTGCTGCTTTATTCTAGAAAATGCACTGATATTACCCAATGAACAAAAAGAGCTTTTAAATTTTGTGGTAGATTTCACCGAGGGCAATCTTAAAAAGCTGTGCCTTAAACTGAACGGTGAAATAGAACAAACTCAGTTAACAATTAATTAAAGGACGAGCATGAACGAAAATAAAATAGAGATGCCACCATTGCCAACCCAAGAAACGGTACAAGAAGCACCCGATGTATGGGAAGCATCACCCGAAGAGCAATTACCACCAGAGCTAGCACAAGCGCAAGCAATACAAAAAGAAATTGAGCAAACCGCACAAATAACCCCAGAGCCAACACCAGCTCAGTATCAAACCAAAAAACCAGAACACCCCTCAGTCAACGAACTCAAAAAATCAAAGCTGCGTGCAGAACGGGAACGTGATGAAGCGTTAGCACGCTTGCGGGAATTAGAAGAACGTAAGGCGGAACAAGAAGATGATCTGTTGAGTTCCATTCAACCGGATGAGATTGCAGAAGGTAAACATCTGTCTAAGGTGCAAAAAAAGATCATACAACTTGAGCATAAAATAAAGGAACAGGAACGCCGATCACAAGAGTATGCGACCGAGATTCGCCTCAAGGCACAATATCCGGATTATGATCAAGTGGTATCGTCTGACAATATAGAACTTCTTAAAGAACAAGATCCGGAAGCGGCAATGATCGCTGATTCGATACCAAACCTGTATAATAAAGCAGTCTATGCCTATAAAGCAATAAAGGGTCTGACCATGGAACAAAAGAAACAGAATCTGTTTGACGCAGAAAAAGCCAAAGCACAAGCAAATGCTGCCAAACCTCGTCCTGCGGTGGCCATAAATCCTCAACAAGCGGACAGTCCACTTTCCCGGGTAAATGCGTTTGCGGATGGTTTGACTCCTGAACTGCAAAAACAACTGCTCAAAGAGATGGCCAACGCGCGAGGCAATCTATGATCCTCCAATGGCTCAAGTCATGGTTTTCCAAACCAAAACCAACCAAAAAAGAATTGCTCCAAAAAGAATTTGATGAACGGTTTGGCACATATATTACAAGAGGTAGTTGTAACAATTTAAGCCATTGTGATGAATGCAATAATCAAACGAGTCTAGAATTAACTAAAGATCTTAAAAAAAAATTGGCTGATGATATGGTTAAATATTTGCGGGATAATGGTGAACCGGCGGTACGCGTAATGTTAGAAAATGGTGACCAATTACCAATTGAGCAAGCGCGAGAACTAATCAAAAAAATGATCAAAGATATGCCAAATGTACAACGATTTAATCTATGAAATAAATTTTTAGTGCTCCTTTTAATGCAATCCGGCCAGTTACTGCACCACACGTTCGGCCGGATTGTTTATGGTGAAACTATGATGTTTAATTTTGTAATACATGTTTTAGAGATCTGTATTGGCGTTATCCTTGCCAATTGTTTATGGTTTGCGGTAATTAATAACTTATATCCGGATGATGATTAATAAAAAAATGGAAAATAAAATGAAATTCACCTGCGATCCTGAATGGATTAAATGCTCAGACAGAATGCCTGAAAATGAAGAGCATGTAATTGCTTTTATTCCTTCTAATTGCGAAGGAAGTAAAATAGAAATTTTACTTTTTGATGTTTTTACTAATAGATGGGAAGGTGAGAATTATTATACAAGATATGAAATATCCCATTGGATGCCACTTCCCAATAAACCAAAGGATTAATATGGAATGGATAAAATGCTCTGAGAGAATGCCTGATAAAAAAACTGATAGAGTTCTTATTTATGATAATGGAAATATTTATACTGCAGATACTCATATGATAGATAATGATCCTCATTATTTCATGATAGATACTGGGTGTATTCGACGAGCAAGTCATTGGATGCCATTGCCCCCAGAACCTAGCAAGAAGGAATAGTATTTAATCTAAAAGACACAACCCATTGGATGCCACTACCCAATAAACCAAAGGATTAGTATGTTCAAACTATTATTATTTCTATCATTGCCTCTTTATGCCATGGAACCCAATGTTCCTGCACATCTTAAAGAAAGAATCGAAACATGGCCGGTTCATCATACACACAGTGTAACCGAGACGGTCATTGCAGAGACTGCGCCCAATGAGGTAAAAATCACCGTAGAAGAACTTAAAGAATCAGATGGTGATAAGGATAGGGTTGATTCGTTTACGAAGAAATTTGTGGTCATTACCAATGGGATAACCGCAGTCGTGACCGTGCTTATTACCGCAGGTGCAGGATATGGGATTGCCTATGCAAAATGTCATGGATGAAGAATGAAATTGAAAGATCTTAAAAATTTAAAATTCGGCAAACTTACTGTTTTTAATATGTATGGAAAAATAAACAGAAGAATTTGTTGGATTTGCGATTGTGAATGCGGATCAAAAAATATAATTGTTCGAAGCGATTTTTTATGTAATGGCACAACAAAATCATGTGGTTGTATTGTTAAGACTCAAAAAGGGTTAGTCGCTAAAGAAAGAAAAATGTATCATGCATGGCGAAATATGTTACGCCGGTGTTATGATACGACTTCAGAAATGTATTATGCATATGGAAAAAGAGGCATAACAGTTTGTGAAAAATGGAAGAATTCATTTATTGAATTTGTAAAAGATATGGGAACTCCATTCGATAAATCTTTGCAAATTGATCGCCTTGATAATAATGGTAATTATGAACCATCAAATTGTAGATGGATTACCTGCGCTCAAAACAATCTTAATCGTAGGAATAATAGAATAATTACTGCTTTTGACAAATCAAAAACCATTAAAGAATGGTCAAATGAAACTGGTTATTCGAGTAATATAATTAGGCAAAGAATTGATCGAGAAAAATGGCCAATTGAAAAAGCATTAACGACATTTCCTGTAAGAACAAAGCCACCAATAAAAAAAAGGAGAATTAATGTTGTGGTTTAAGCAAGCAATATTTGCCAAAAATTTAGCTTTATTAATTCAATTTATTTTAGGACAAGGCTTATATGTAACAATGGGAGAGACTTTTAGATCGGTTGAACAGGCCAAGATCTATGCAAATGAACACAAGGGCATAATCCATAGCCTTCACTGTAAACGTTTAGCAGTGGACTTAAATATTCACGATAAAGATGGTAATTACCTGACTGACAGAAAATACTATGAAGAGGCTGGAAAATATTGGGAATCATTGGATAGTAATAATAGATGGGGTGGTCATTTTCCTTCTTGGTGCTTGAAAGACTACGATCATTTTGAACGGCAAGATGATATGCATTATTCTCCTGGATTGCATGCCATGAAAGATGCGAAGTATTTGAGTGAAAGGCCACGATGATATTTAATTTATTTAAAAAGGAACCAACTATGGCAAATATAGTAATCGATTCTATCAAAGCAGAAATAGTTAAGATCAAAGCGTCACCATTTCTTGCATTGTTTGAGCAGATTGCACTCAAGATTGCACAACAAGTTGAACCGGCAAATATCGAAGCAGATATTCAACAGCTTGGTAAAATATACCTTGATCTAAAGCCCTTGGAAGCACCATTACGCGCAGCATTACCGCAATATGGGGTGCTCTTTGATCTTCTTGATCAGTTGGCAAAGTCAGCACAATAAAATTTACTGCTAACAGTCTTAAAACGTAATCTTATAAATATGCTCATCGAGCTTGTTTTCATCGTAATAGGGAATGCATTTTAGTAGCCTGTGTCTTTCTTTTTCATACTCATCTTCAGAGTATATTTTTCTTATCTGTTCACTAATATGTGCAAGTGACATCTGTTTGGCGGTAACCTTCATGTCTTCAGGAACCAAGACAAATGATGTAACGCTATAGGGATTAAATTGTTGATGTTTTATCAAAGTAAAATTCATACTATGGCTTCCTTCGTTTTTTAAATAAAAATTATTAGTATGCGAATTTCACGATCTGGATATCTTTTACAAAAAAACATCTCTGTACTTTTTTTTTGATTTATTATTTTTTTAGAAATATAGTATGCATCACCTAGCTCAAGGAACCGTCAACAAGTTAAACCATCAATGGGCGAGGTATCTCTTTATGTAAAATTTCTTTTTACTCTTTATTCATTACAGAACATACATCTAATTTATACATTATATTTAAAAGGACTCACTATGATTTTACCCATACTTTTGGGCTATAAAATGCTCATGATTACGGCCGGTTTGTATGTCGTTGATAAAACTATTGATAACACGATTGAAAAAAAATTACAGCAAAAACAAACTATAACCAAGGTATCCGCATGAAATTATTTTTAACACTATTATGTGCATTTCCTCTTATTGGCATGGAAATGGAACGAGTACGACCAGAAAATATTGTAGCCCCAAAACGCTTAGGCACTATTGATCTTCGGCATGATGATAATGGTTTATATGTAATAAAAGACGGCCAAGCGCAACCTATTGAACGTCGTCAATGTGATGAAGTATTACGTAACATTATTGCTCTCAAGAAAATCAAAGAGTTTCAAGATGATGAAGGTTATATCTCAGTTAATGAACGCAATAATAAACTTGCCCTAGAAGCGCAAGGACGCATTAAAGGCGGTGGGCCTGGTGGCGCAACGGCCGGATTTCTTATTGGCAAAGGATTAACCTATGGCGTGTGTTACGGCGGAATTTGGCTTGTATCGCTCTTTGCTGGGCCAGCTGCTGCACCAACCGCATTAACAGCAGGAAAAGTAGCAACACCATTTATCGAATTGGCCAGTAATAAAGTGGGCATTGGATTGGGTATTCTTGGTGGTATTTTGACCGGGCCTGCATAACAATGTTAGTTAAGAATCAAGAATATCACCCATTTTTTGCAGAGGTTGGTGAAACGTTCTTAATGATTGTTGTTTTGCAATTATTTTTAAATATCATTGGATATCAAGATTTTTTAGTAGAACAAAAGACAATTTGGTTAGTATGTGTCTGTTTGATTGCCTATTTATTAAGTACTCTTGGTATCCATCTTCTGAATAAGATATGGCCTGATTAATAATAATTATTAATGGATTGATCTTTAATCGAAAACATTTTTTAAGGCTCAGCAATGGGCCTTTTTTATTACTTGCTTTTGGTTTTTTATAGTAAAAATAATACTGTCCACTTACCAAAAATTTTACCGATTATTGCATCCTGCTTTGTGAAATGTTAGAACTATATTAGCCATAACGAAGTAGTGGCGCACTTCAGTCTACTAAATCCTATCGAACCATAAAAAATATTTGAGCGTGGTTCACTCAAGTTTCGACCATAAATCGTCTAAGCCTTGGTCACGCTTAAAGATAATGTAATAACTATCTTTAAGGAGACAATCGATGGCAATAACTACAACATCGACTCTACCTGCGCCAGTGCAGCAAACGTTTAGTTATAAACTGCTCTCTGTCCCAGTCCCAAATATGATCCATAAAATACCCGCAATGTTAAAGAACATGCCACGCAATGGTGGTACAACGTTGCGTATGCGTCGGTATAATCCACTCAATACGGCAATGGTGCCATTGGGTAATTCTGGTGTAACACCGCCGCCTCAAAATCTCACCGCAGTGGATAGATTTATGTCCACGTTAAATTTTCTCTAATTGACTTGGAAACCTAAGGGAAACTATGGTGACAAGGGGCAAGTTTAAATACAGCCTGAACGACTTAACGAGAAAACCCATTTGGGATGCGAAAGTCTGCTCAAATATGAAAGTATTTGAGGCGAATCCGAAGAGGTTTGCCCGCCTGGAAACAGGTCACAAAAGTAACAGATTGATAGATGCGAAGATCAGTTTTTACGGTAGATGTGCCGTAATAGTTTAACGTTTTTTGACATATGTAACGTTGAACGAGCAGGTTAATTTGGCCTGCTTTAAATCTTGGGTAATTGACTTGGACCCCGTAACGTAAAGTCGACGGAAACAAGGGAGAAGATTAATAATGTTATTCGCCAGTTATGTTGTAAGTTTTACATTCTTGATAAAGCAGTTCGCGTTGTTTCAAAATCTCATCAGAAACATTCCAACCTGTTTTACCCTTTGTTTGTCTAAAACGAAGAACACAATCGGCTTGCGCTATCTTAATTATAAGAAAAGGTTTAATCGCTATAAGAATTTCTTCTGCATTTTTTCCAAACAATCTCCATGCATAACAATCTTTCCTACCATCTATTTTTTTTCTCAACGAAAAAGAACCTTGGGGAAAATTTTCTTTAAGCCAATGCATAAGATTTTTACTAGTATTAATTATACAAAGTCTATGGGTATAATAGGTTTTCTTCCTACATGTTTCATTAGGAGATTGTCTTTCTATACCAATAGTTCCTTCGCCGTCAATAATACCAGCGAGATAAGCGAGTTGGATATCTGTCCACATTTTAAATCCTTTATTTATAGTTCTCAGCGTACCATAAATAATATTAAAAGTCACTCTGAACGACTAAGCCCTGAGACTCAGAAATGGGAAGCGATAGTCTGAACTCTATGGAAACATAGAGAGGTGAATCCGAAGAGGTTTGCCCGCCTGGAAAGGTCACAAAAGTAACAGATTTGCACACTACAAAATCAAGACCCTGTTTTAAACGAATGTGCAGCACGTTTAGGTGTTAGTCTTCGTCAAACCGAAGATCAAATCACCCGGGATATGCTTGCATCGACCGCCAGTTTTATTAACTGTACTGCTGGTGTGAACGGTAAAAACATTGCCGTTGTAAAATCTTCTCTGATAGACTTGGAAACCGAAGTAGTTATTAACTAACCGGCAACAAGGGGCAAGAATGAATGATTTTGAATCAGTAAATTGTAAAAAATGTAATAAACTTGAATTAAATTTAAATGTAGATTATCCAGCTTTTTGGTATAAGAAATCAATTGATGATGGAAAAAATTGGTTTTGGCTATGTGCCGAATGTGATGATAATTTTTGTGCATTGTATCGAGAGAAATTACGTTTCTTATTTAAAGAATTCATTCAGCCTGAACGTAGCAAGCGAGAAGACTCACATTCCTGTGAGATGCGGTGCTCTGAACATTGTGGAAACACAGTGAGAGGTAAGTAGAGAAAGCCTCCGCCTAGTAATAGGTCACAAAAGTAACAGAATAAGGATGTCCCTACTGAGATCACACTGTCTGATGTTCAGACCGTGGTGCGTACATTGCTTAACAACAATGCATACACCATCATGGATAACATCGAAGGTGAGGATAAGTTTGGTACTGCGCCTGTTCGTGATGCGTATTTCGCATTATGCTCAACCAACCTTACCGGTAATTTAGAAACCGTAACCGGCTTTATCCAAAAGAACCAATATCCTGCTCCTATGAATGCTTTGCAAGCAGAATGGGGCGCGATTGGCAACCTCAGATTCCTGATTAGTTCGATTGGGAGCCAGGTTGCGAATGGTTCGGGATTGGGCAATACCGTCTATAATATCTTCTGTGTCGGCCTCGAAGCATATGCCTGTATCAAACAAGATGGCTATTCAGCCACCTTTATTTATCGACCACCTATTTACGATGGCCCATTAGCGCTTAATGCGTCAGTTGGTTACAAATTTGCGGAAGTACCGCGTATTACCAACGATCAATGGATTATCAATTTACGCGCTACATTAGCTTAAGGAGAGATCATGGACGGAACTATAATCGGACAAGGATCGTTTCTTACTAATCTAGTGAGTTTAACGAATCCCAATTCAGGAAATGCCTCCCGCAGCAACGGAAATCAAACTATCATCGCTATACCATCCAATGCTGATTGGGTAAAAGTATCCAATTATACGCAGTATGGCGCTGCCGGTGCGAATGCCGGTGCCTATTTTAATGGCACAGCAAATGCAAACATTGGTTATGAATTCTTTTGGCAGCGTGGCATGGCTGCAGGAACCGGTATTGTATCCTATAAGAACGCCGCGACAAACGTGCGTTCCGATGATACCTTGCTGACTGGTGGATTCACGCTGTATGATCCATCTGGACAATCAGTTGGTGCTCAGCCATTAATTGGTAACCCCGTAGCAACAACCGCAACCACCAATGTAACCCAACCGGTGGTATCGACTGGTAATACCGCAGGTATTTCGGTAGGTACTATTGTTCGCTTGAGCAATACCGCCCAGAGCGATGTCAATGGTATCGATATGGTAGTCAGCGCAGTAACGGCCAATACCAGTTTTACCTTGTTGTTTGCGAATAACGCATTGGCAAACGTACCGGGGGCTATTGGTGGTGCAGGATTCTATCGCATTGTATATAACGGTAATAGCGCGCTGTTTTATCCACGCAGACGCTTTGTGACCAATATTACCCAAGCGGTCAACGCGCAAGTATCTACCTCTGTGGCACATGGTCTGACACCGGGACAAGAAGTACGCTTCAATATTCCTGCCGTGTCTGGCATGACGCAATTGAATTCAGATCCAAACAACCTCAATTATCCAACCAATTCAATTGTACAACCGATTGTGCTCAGTGTGATTGATGACTACACCTTTACCATCAACATCAACACCACCGCATACACCGCGTTCACGTGGCCAACCATTGCGCAACAACCATCCTCATTCCCGAGTGTGGTACCATTTGGTGAAGATACTGCTACATCGCTTTCAGTGCTTGGTGCGCAAGTACCAACCATTGGCGGCCAACAGATCTTTAATACCAACAACGGATTACTTGCTGATTCAACGGTGAATACCGGAATTCTTGGCATGATCCTGGGAACGGGTGGGAATGGCAATGCCTTAGCCGCACCAATTATTGGGCCTGCCGGTTCAGTAACCTGGTCAGCCGGAAATGTCGGCACACCTGATACCTTGTATTGGGTAGCCGGTAAATCAACCTATGGCGGACTCTAATAATTAAGTACATAGGGCAAACCGTGCACGGTTTGCCCACTATCGATAGTATAGCGATCACTGACTAAGGAGAATTATGGATACTGAAACTAAAAAACCAACCAAATTTAATTATGAACCACAACGCAAAAAAGAAGCGGAACTGGTCAAGGGTAAATTTAAATTCTATGAAGTGCCGGGCGGTAGCATACAGTTCTCGTATGGGCCGATTTATAAAGGTGATAAAACTCTAAACCTCACCCTGGTAGATGGACAGATCTATACGGTGCCCCGTGGCGTTGCGCGCCATCTGAACAATAACTGTTGGTACCCGGAATATGATTACATAAAAGGGGAAGACGTGCGTACGAATTATGCGGTAAAAAACAAAGTCCATCGAACTGGATTCCAATCCCTTGAATTTATGGATGAGGACATGCATGCTGATACCGGGTTGGTAGAAGTAAAAAAAATCTAAAAAAGGGTGCTGTTATGGCAATTCTTGCGTTTACCAAGCCAGTCTTTCAACCGGCAATGCGAATAATATCAGCTATTACCCAAGCGAATCCCGCACAAGTGACGACGACGTTTAATCATTTGTATGTAACGGGCACGATTGTTCGCCTTGATATTCCCCCATTATGGGGCATGGAACAACTGGATGGTTTAACGGGAGAGATTGTCGTAACAGCACCAACCACATTTTTAATTAATATCAATACCCTATCGTTTGATCCATTTATCACCCCGGCAGTTCCTGAACAGTATCCGCAAGTAGTACCGATTGGAGAAAACGCTTTACAGTTAAACGCGGCCGTTCAAAATGTACTCCCCTATAGGAGTTGAGGAATCCTTATGCCCGATAATACGTTATCCACGCTCGCACAGATACAAAACAAAACACGACGCTTAACCCGCTCATTATCCGAAGCACAATTGTCGACCACTGACTTAAATAACTATATTAATACCTTTGTATTATATGATATGCCCGAACAGATTCGTCAGTTTAAATTACGCAAACAATTTACCTTTTTTTGTAACCCGTACCAGGATGTCTATATTACGGATGCCACGTTGCCCCAAACCAATCCGCTCTATAACTTCCAAAATATTTATACCACCATCCATGCACCCGTCTATATTGCCGGTTACAATTCTTTTTTCTCCCAGTCACGAGAACAGTTTTTTGGTATATATCCCATTACCAATAGTATCGTGTTGCAAAACGTAGGGAATGGCATTGCGGCGTATACGTATACCGGAACGATTACAAACCTGCAAAATTCAATTGCAGCGCCCGGTGTAACCCAGTCGACTGCCTTACTACAAAACCAGGTATTATTCAGTTCTCTTGATGCAAATTTGAATGGGTTATCAATGATCGATGTGCCGGTCATAGATCCGGCCACCGGAAACAATACGGTCAACGGTAATCTTTACATGCCCGGCCAGACTCCGGCCACACCGCCAACGGTAATATTGCCGCAAAATACCGTGAACTATGCAACCGGTGTCTATGCGGTCACGTTCAGCGCGGGTGGTGTGCAAGGAGATCCCGGGGCAAACCAACCGATCAATGCGCAAACGGTACCGCAAGTATTATCGTTGCCCCAGGCATTGCTCTATTATGAGAACAAATTTATTATCCGCCCCGTACCCGATCAACCCTATCGCATAAACTTTGAAGCATATATACGACCAACTGAATTATTACAACAAACACAATCTCCCGATCTTGCCGAATGGTGGCAATACATAGCTTTTATGGCTGCAAAAAAGATTTTCGAAGACAGGTTTGACTATGATAGTGTTGCTGCTATACTTCCAGCATGCAAAGAACAAGAAAGATTATGTTTAAGAAGAACTATAGTCCAATACACCAATGAACGTACTGCAACCATATTTACCGAGCAGACAGGTTTTGGTGCAGGTGCATACGGAAGTGGATGGGGCCAAGGCGGCGGCCAATTTTGAGGGATAAAATGCACAAAAAATGTCTTACATGCTTACAAGAATTAAGTGAACAGAATTGGATTCTCAAAGGGAAATATATTCGCAATATTTGTAAAAAATGTCGCAGCAAACAACAAATAGAATATGAAGCACGCGATATAAATCGGCGTCGACAACGCGCTACCAATTATTTACGAAAAAGTGGCAAAGTGAAACAATATCCTTGTGAAACATGTAAGGCATTATGTTATAAAAAATATTCCCTTGCATTTTGCTCAGATAAATGTCGTTTTATGTTCTACGTGGTTTGCACGGGTACTTGTTGGCTATGGACAGGAACAAAAAACAGAGCGGGTTATGGCAAACTTTGCTTTAAAAATAATAACGCAGCTACAGCGCATAGAGTTTCATATTTATTGTTTAAAGGTGAAATTCCGGCAGGTATGTGCGTGTGCCATACCTGCGATAATCCTGCGTGTGTAAAACCAGATCATTTATGGCTTGGGACTACCCAGGAAAATACCGCGGATATGGTTAAAAAAAATAGGAGTTTGCGTGGCGAAAAAAGTACTATGGCTAAAGTAACCGAAGCAGATGTTATAGCAATACGAAAGTTAAACTCATTAAATATTGCACAAAACAAAATTTCAAAAATGTTTAATCTTACCGCTGGCCATATTAATAACATTATAAAAAAAAGAGTTTGGAAGCATATTATTGGATAGTAATGACAGCACTTATAATTTTAATCATCCATAAAATAAAAGAACGTTTTCAAAAAAGGAGCGTATAATGGCCGGCCCATTCACCTATTTTTCCAATATACCCGTATCAACCGATCAACTATCGACCTCACAACCTCAGATATTAACCAACTTTAATTCAATCGAATCACTCATTGATATCGATCACATAGATTTTAATTCAGTTAATGCCGGACAACATAACCAAGTATCATTGCCACTTAATAGTAATTCACCCAATCCACCCACTTTTTCATCCGGCACTGTTGGGTTATACAATCTTATTGGCGCAACTACCGTCAATGAACTGTATATAAACAAATATACGAGTACCGGCCAAAGTCAGATACCCATGACCGCTTCTATACTCAGCACCAATTCAGCACCAACAGCTGGACAGGAATGGTGGACGTATCTGCCTTCGGGGCTTATTATAAAAGGTGGTGGGAACATATCCCAAGTATCACCATATCTTTTTCCGGTTGCATCATCTATACCCGTATTTACCCAAATACTGACGGTTGTTATTACCGCTACCGCACCAATCGGGCAATCAGGCTATGTTACCTTAGCAGTGGCAAACACAACGGGCTTTAGTTTTACCTTATCTTCGGGGTTTCCTGCCATTGGCGCTCTTGAATATGTAGCCATCGGCTATTAAGGAGACGGTATGCCCACAGATAGATTTTTAATAGCGCCGTTTAATACCGGTCTGCAACTTAATTTGAAGCCCTGGTTAATTTTAGACGACGCATTTGCTCTTTTAGAAAATGCTTATGTATTTCGTGGCAGAGTCCGCAAACGTTTTGGTACCCAACTTATGGGCAATAGCCCGCTCACTTCCCGTTTACGGGTACAAGTGGGCATCTATGGTACCCCCGTATCTCCCGTGCCACCAAATAAATATAATATTGGCCAGATGTTTTCTGTTGGTAACGATATGTTTACGGTATACCAAACAGGCACGCCCGCATCAATGTTATCTACCAATACCAACGCCACCGGCACATTTAACACATCAACGGGTGCATTTGCGATCACCTATTCATCCGGCGCACCATCCAATACCACACCCATCTATTGGTATCCGGCATTACCGGTTATGGGATTAACGCAATATGCGCAAGGAGCCATTAACAACCAGCCTAGTTATGCGTTCGATACCCAGTTTGCCTATGTCTATAACGGCACTGCTTGGCAACGATCGGGAAGTGCAGCGTGGCAAGGAACCAATTTAAATTTTTTTGATGTTGCCAATTGGGAAGGTATAACGCCCAATGTAATCACGATGTTTGTTACCAACTTTAATTTTACTTTAGGTACCAGTGCTCCGGCTGCAACCGATGACCCGATCTGGTATACGACCGATGGAAGCACCTGGGTAAGTATGGCGGGAGGAATTGGTGGTGTATCAAACGCCAATGGTATATTTTTTTTACCAAAGGGATTAGCGCCGTATGAGGGATCATTTGTACAAACATCCCGGCTCATTGTTGCCTTTAAGAATCGGTTATTGTTACTCAATACGGTTGAAAATAACAATTCAAGCACAACGGGAACCGGTACCGCTACGCTATATGTAAATAGATGCCGTTACTCATTTAATGGTTCACCACTTGCGGTGAACGCATGGTATGAACCGAATACGTTTGATTCGGCGGGTAATATAGCCGCAGGAGCCGGATGGATTGACGCAACTACGCAAGAGGCAATTGTCTCCGCTGAATTCATAAAAGACCGACTGATTGTTTTTTTTGAGCGTTCGACCTGGGAATTGGCGTATACCGGTAATGAAAAACAGCCATTCATATGGCAAAAAATTAACACCGAGCTTGGTTCAGAATCACAAATGTCATCAGTACCCTTTGACAAAGAAATACTCACCATTGGCCAAACGGGGGTACATTCGTGTAATGGGGCCAATGTAACACGCATCGACTCAAAAATACCGGATGTTATCTTTGAACTGAAATCTGCTAATCTTGCCCCACAAAGAGTATCGGGAATCAGAGATTATTTCTCTGAACTTGTCTATTGGAATTACCCGTCCGCCAATGAAGACCCGAACTTTCAATATCCCAATCGTATTTTGGTCTATAATTACCAGAACGGGTCATGGTCAGTAAATCTGGATACGTTTACCGTTTTTGGGTATTTTGAGCAGGCGACTAACTTGACCTGGGCATCATCGCCCCCATTGACTTGGGAAGAAGCTAATTTTTCTTGGCAAAGCGGCCAGAACCAACAGGGATTTAGGCAAGTGATTGCCGGTAATCAAGAAGGATTTGTGTTGGTGATACGTCCTGATTTTGCCCGTAACGCCCCTTCATTGCAAATAACCAATATTACTCAAACCGGTATTTTTCTGACACTGACGATAATTGCCAATCAGATTAATGCGGACGATTTTATCTATATTGAAAATGCGGTTGGCCCAACGAATCTTAATGGGTATATCTACAAAGTATATGGTACCAACTCTTCGTTGAATCAAGTGGTTATTGTGGCAACTGCCGGCTATACCGGCCCGTATTATGGTGGTGGCACCGTGGCGCGGGTATCCAATATAGATATTCGTTCAAAGCAATGGAATCCGTATGATAAAATTGGTCGTGATGTCTATCTGGCTAAAATTGATTTTGCCGTACAAAATACGGGCAGAAATGGCGCATCGGGTGGCCAGGTTACGGTAGATTATTTCCCCTCCTCGTCTGATGTATCAATGCTTGAAGAAGCCGAACCGGATACGCTCATGGGTACTGGTGTGCTTGAGACTGGCCCGTATCCGGCAACCCTGGTACCACTAGAACAATATCAAGAACGACTTTGGCATACCATATACTTCCAATCGGAGGGAACTTGCATCCAAACCAGAATATATATGAGCGATGCACAGATGTTTATTCCGCAAATTGCCTTATCTGATTTTGTTCTTGAGGGCTTGGTGCTCCATACGCGAAGTGTAAGTTACCGCCTGCAATAGGAGACGTTATGTCAAATCCCCAACAAGTTGGTTCGTTTATTCCCAGCTCGAATATTTGGGACGTATCCCAGATATATCAGGTTGATGATATTAGCCCGCAACTGAAAGAACTTTTAGTCCGTATGTATCAGAATCTTAATCTGATGGCTATCAACGTCAATCTCAAAGACACCGGCTACTACGATACCTTAGAGTTTATAGATTCCTGTTTATGGTTTCCCAATCCCGCCTATAATTCTTCAACGCAAACGGCACCTACCTGGCGACAAGAATCACGCAAAGCAATCTATATTACCTCATTGCCACCCGGGACTACCACCGTAGCTCACAACATTACCATCACTGCAATGACCACATTCACCAAAAACATAAACGGTATGGCCAATGATACGGTTGGCAATAACTATTATCCCATTAGTGCATCGGGTACCGACGTTGATATATCGGCAACGCTCAATGCAACGAATTTAGTGCTGGTGAATAATACAGCAATTACTTTTAATTTCACCTATGTTACGTTGCATTGGATACAAAATTAACTGAAGGAAATACTATGCCAAGCGGAGCAACAATTGGGTTATCACCCGCACAAAAACAAGAGCAAAAACAAGCGTATATGCAATTAATGCAACAACAAGGGGCACCACCATTACCCCCTCGCCCCAATTACGTACCGGGTGCACCGGGCCAACCGGGGACTATCAACCAACCACCGGTATTTGATCCGTATAATTTACCGGGCGGCCGCAATGTGGGACAAGCGCAAAGTCCACAACCCGGTGCGACAGCCGGTTTACCCCCATCACAACAGGCACAACAACAGGCAGCGTTTGCGCAAAATCTTCAAGGACTTGGTTCAACGGGAAGCACCCAATTGCCGGTGCAAAATATGGCGACTGAACCGATTGCAAATGTAAATAACATTATGAATTTACCGGCCAATAATGCCGGCGGCCAAACACCCCGTGCGGCGGTACCACAAACCGGTGGCGGGGGCAATCAACCACCGCAACAACCGGGTAATGCATTTCAAGCCAATGCCAACCAACCCAATCCGTTTCAGGCAGGGTTAGCCAATAGTTTAGCGCAATTGGGCTATAATCCCGGCTATGGTGCGCCAAAATTAGAAGGCGGCGTGCCCCAAGGGCAAGTGCCATTCAATCAGATGCCGCCCTACTTTAGACCACCGGGTACCCCATCGATAGAAGATCTGCGCAATGGTGGTTCGTTTTTGAATGCACCTATTTATACGCCCCAACAACAAACAAATTTTAGTAATCTGCAAGATCTGGCCGCACAACGATTTGCCAACCCGGAAGCAGGATTTGGCCCGATAGAAGATCGTGCGCGTAGACAATTTTCACGTAATACCATCCCATCGCTTGCTGAACGCTTTACGGCAATGGGCGGCGGCCAACGCAGCTCGGCATTCCAAGAATCACTGGGCCAAGCAGGCGCTGATCTTGAATCACAATTGGCACAACTACGCGGACAATATGGCCAACAAGCAGAGCAACAAGCATTACAACAAATGAACTTAGGGCTTACCCCACTCTATAACCAACAGTACACTGAACCGTTTAGTTCCGGGCAAGCGGCTGCGCAAATAGCGGCACCTGTCATGGATGCAGCTACCAAAACATTTGGCCCAGCCGTTGGTACTGCGCTTGGAACATTAGCAGGCGGTGGTACATTGGGAGCGGGCGCAAAAGCTGCCCTTGGTTCAGCATTAGGTCTTGGCAAAGGTGCATCACTGGGAGCTATCGCGGCCGCATTGGCACCATTAGGATTGGCAGCCGGCGTTTTAGGAACACTTGCTTATAGTCTTTATGATTTATTTAGTGAAGATGATGATCGTCAACCAGTCAACGCCTCAATCGGTCTCACACCGGCCCAAAAAGCAGACCAACGGCAACGATATGCGCAACTGCAACAACAACAAGCACAGCCAGCAGTTAATGACGTTCAAGCAAACCCGACAGTTCCGACAGCAACTAGTAATCAGCCGCAAACGGCACCAGCGGTTGCAGCACCTCAAACAGCGCCCAACGGTATGACGCAGCAAGTGGTACCGGCAAGTAATACCCAACAATCACCCGATGGGATGCGCCAGACAGTTACCCCATTAGAAAAAACGTTACCGACGCAACCGGTTCAATTCAATCCTGGCCCCGCACAAGCGCCCAACCCAAGAGATACGGGTACTCAGATTGTTAATGCGCGTCGCACTGGAGAGCCAAATACTATCGTTAGGCAAGATATGGCACGCCAAAAAGGTACTGCATATCCGACACAGGTTTACTTTCAAAATGACCCCACCACACCCGTGCCAGTTCCTGAGATGAACCCAACAAATATGCAAGCCTATCAACGGCAACGATATGCTGAAATTATGGCACAGGCACAACAAGAAGGAGTCAGTATTGATGATCCGGCATTCCAAGCACGCATCACTAATGAAGGCAACGCGGCACGCGCCGCAATGGGTGGGCTAGATCCATTAATTTATAATCGTATACAAAGTGGGCAAATATCACCGGCCCGCGGCATCGCAGAACAATATGCCCAATCGCTTGGTGGTCGAACCATACCACAAGCGGCACCACGCATATCAAATAGGAGAAGATAATGGCTACATTTTCAGTAAAAGAAGGCAAACCATCAGTCTGGCAAGGAATTGCACTGGGCGGTGCTCATGGTATCGCAACCGGATTGCAGCAATTGGCCGCTGATCGATTGGCTAATATAAAAGCACAAAACGAACAACAAAAGTTGTCTCAATTATTAAGCCAGGTACCACCACAAAACAGAGCCGATTTATTACATATGTTGCCACCCGAACAAAGATTATCAGGTCTTTATGCGTTAGGACAATCTTTTGCTGGTGACAATCAACAACCAAAACCATTTACTCTATCGCAACCGGAAACTGCCGCTCCTGAACCAACCCAATTTGCAGCCGCTCAAGATGAACAGCGCAGACAGTTAGGGTTGAACCAACCACAACCGCAACAAATTAGCCCGCAGCAGTTGGCAAATGATTCATTGGCATTACAAGGTGGCCAACCAACTCAAATCAAATTGAAAGAGGTTCTTGATGAGATTCAATCTATGGGATTACCACGGCCCAATAAAGAACAACGCAATCAGATTGAGGGAATGATATCACAATTCAATCCGGAACAAATGAATGCGCAGCAACCACAACCACAACAGCCTCCGGTATTACCAAGCGAAGCGCCCAAAATACAACCACAAGCACCAAAGAAATATGCGCTTGAAGGGATATCTTTTGCAAAGCCTTTAACTGCCGGCGAAAAAATAGCACAGCAAAAACTTGAAATAGACCAAAGGGATGAAGAAAGAAAAATATATAAAGAGGTTAAGCCGTATCTTGATCGACATGCAGATGATTTTAAACTAGCCGATGAAACATATAGAGTGGCCAAACGTATGTTAGATACATTGCGTACAAATAAAAAAGATTGGCCAAAATATAGTGGCTATTTGCCTGATGAAATACAAAGAAATCCTGCGGTAAGAAAATATGTAGCGGATGCACAGAAATTAGTTGGTTTATCGGCAAATGCGGCCAAAGGCACCCCAACAAATTTTAAAATTAAATTAGAACAACAAAAAAAAGCTAATTTAAGTCAACCTATTCAAACACAAGAAAGTATTTTAGAAGATATAATTAGAGATACTCAAAGAGTTTTTAATACGGATGATATTATTCGCTCGGTAAAACAGAAAAATGAAGGAAGGTTTCCCCAAGATCTTGCGCAACAAGTTATTGAGCAAGTTGGACGACCGGATCAAGAAGATCAACAAAGAGCACAAGCAGAAACTGATCCTCTTTCATATCCGCAGTTTTATCAAGAAGGGACGCAATACGAAGATGATAATGGCCATATTTATACATTAAAAAATGGCCAATGGAGTTAAGATGGGACGAATAATAGCCGGCGGTCTTATTGGCAATCAACAAGAAAATAATTCAGAACAACAACAGGAAGGATGGTTGCCTTATTTAGGGCGTCAAGCTCTTGGCGGGTTAGAAAAAGTGGCCGAAATTCCACTTGATATAAATCAAACACTACAAGCAGCAAATAAAATTATTCCCGAAGCAATCCCTTTGCCCGGTCGGCATATTATTAATCAATTACCTCATTTGCAATTGCCGACATCTACTGAATTTAGAAGAACGGCAGAAAAAACATTAGGTTATGAACCAAATTCGTTCGATCCACAAGGGCCACTAGAAACAATTGGGCAAGAAGCAATTAAGTTTGGCACGACGGCAGGTTTAAGTGCAGGCGCAAATGCTTTATCTAAGGGCGCAGGTCTGGGACAAGCAGCAAAGACTGGCCTGCAATCTATAAAAGGGGCAATTAAACCGAGCCTTGGCGCAGCGGTTGGCGGACAACTTGGTGAAGGAATTGGCAATATTTTTGATGTATCTGAACCGGTTAAATCCGCAATGAATTTTGTTGGTGGATTGATTGGAGGAAGTTATGGAACGCGTTCAAAAGTTACAACCGACGTAGCTAAAAATTATACATTATCGAGTAAAAAACTCCCAGAAGGGGCATCATATCAATCCCCCAAAATGGGGCAAGTCGCAGAATTATTGGAACAAAAAGTAAATAAACTTCCTGGATATGAGCGAATAGAGCCAACGGTCAGTAAATTTAAAAACCTGGTTGCAAATGAAAATCGCGTACCAATTCAAGATGCGATTGATTTTAAAATAGCATTAAATTCAGAATATAAAAATTATCCCAAAAAAATACGTGATCAGATTATTAATCCAATGATCAACAGTATCAAAAACGACGTTATTATTCCGTATGGCACAAAGCAAAATAAATCATTTTTAAAACCATGGCAAACTGCTGAAAAAGATTTTGCCGCATTGCGTAATCGATTTATCAAAACCGATGCAATCGTAGATACTTCCGAAAAAATATTATCCAAATATCCAGATCAATTAACTTTGGGAGCAAAAAAAATATTGGGATATATGGTTTTAGGTTCAGGAGGATATAGCGTTTATTCAAATCCTATTGCGTCAACGGCATTAGCCGGAGGCGTAGTTGCAGGAAATGAAATAAATAAATTTATAGGACTTATATCACAAAGCACAACAGCACAAAAAACAATTAAGCAATTAGCGCGAGAATTATCTTTGGGTCATAGTAGCAATGCGATAAAAATATTAAATAAATTGGGCAATGAATTACCAGATATTAATATTGATGAACAAAAACCACAAAGACGTGGAAGAATTATATCGGGGGGTTTAAAGTAATTTATTCTTCAGAGCTGTTAATTAATCGTAAGCCAATATAAATGCCCAAAAGACCGAATGCGGCAATAAATATATTTTCCATTTAAAATCCTAAATCATGTTCTATTTTCAACTTTGCTATCAACGCTTCAAGTACCCATCCCTTGATTTTCATTCTCTTTTCTGCACAGATCTTTTTTATCTCCGTATGCAACAACTCATCAATATCAATTATTAATCTCTTAGGGCTTTTTCTGTTCATGGTGTTCCTTTCTTAACCTTCTACTTACAATAATATATTTATATAAATATATGTCAACCATTTATTATGCTTGCATTTGAAAATGCGTCATGGTCTACTCGCTATAAGAAAGACCAGGCATGTAATAACTATCTTAGAAACAAAAAAGGAAACTTATAATGGCAAATTCATTCAACTTGTCATCATACTGCCGTAATCAACCGGAGTTTAGAATCAGTCAACCCCCAATAATTGCGCTTCGTGCGCCCACCACCAATGATATTGGGTATGCGCTGGGATCATTATGGATAGAACCAAAAAATACTTCTAACGTTGCCGTTAATAGCGCATGGATATTAACCAGTGTTATTAACAACAGCGCCACCTGGCAGAATATCTCCGGCGGTGCGGGTTCATTTAGTTCCTTGACCGTTGTTGGGGCAACAACCTTAACAGGCCTGACAAATATTAATACAACCGGCGCAGCAGTTACCAATATTGGCGTTGGTGGCACGGGTGCGGTTAATCTGGGTAATGCGACGGGCAACACTACTATCTCAGCGGGCAATTTAAATGTGGCCAATGGCAATCTGGCATTGCAAACGGTAGGCAATAAACTACAAATTGCCACGGCTGCCAATGGAGTCAATGCATCTGCCGGAACCAGTGCCGCAATGGTCGGCGGAATTGTAACCATCGCAACAACGGCAGTCACGTCTAGTTCAATCATTTTAGTATCGCATGATGCACCGGGTGGCACATTGGGCACGCTCTACGTATCGAGCATAACCGCGGGCACAAGCTTTGTAGTAACTTCAACCAACGTTGCAGATACTTCTACCGTAAACTTTTTAATAATTAATTAGCTCTTCATGATAAAGGATGAATAATGAATGAATCGTTAGTTGTAACAGAATTTGTTGAATTGAATGGCCGAGGATATCTTTTTCTAATTCCTTTTGGTGCTCCTTATGCTGATGTCTATGAAGTGCTTGCGCTGCTCGATAAAGAAAATAGAGCCAAGCAAACAGCGTCACAGGAAGCAGAAGAAAAGAAAAAACTGGAAACAGAAGTAAAGAATTCTCTTACGCAAGCCGCTCTATAAAGGATATATATGTCACAAATGTTTGCTTCCCGTATGGGATATGAACCGGAGCGCGCCCTTGCGTATGGCGGGATCGGCGCAAGTTATACGGCGACCGGTAGAATCGGCGCTGCATTCACCCATCCGATTCGTGAGATTACCATACAAAACAACACCAACGCCACCGTATCATTTTCCCTTGATGGGGTTAATACCTTTATTACCCTGCAAGCAGGTATTGCTATTACGCTTGATATATGCGCCAATAAGACCGTAGATATACAAGGGCTTGCCGCACCAATGGGCTGGGGATTCTATGCGCAGTATTACACGGCTGCACCAACATCGGGCGATGGAGTGTTTATGTCGGTCGTCTACGGTGCGGGTGCGGATTCAATAGTCTAAGGAGGCATTATGAGCCAAATACTTAATTCAGCCCAAAAGGCAAGCAGTGGCGGCACGGTGACCTCCGTATCAGCCGGCAATAATATCAGCATCACCGGTACTGCAACAATTAACCCAACGGTCAATGTTGCCGGTACTACTCAGTACGCAGTACAAGTGGGTGCCGCAAGTGGCGCATTGACTTCGCTTGCCGTGGGTACGGCCGGACAAGTGTTAACCAGTAACGGTGCAGGAGCGAATCCAAGCTTCCAAGCAGCAGCCGCAGGCGGTATTACTACCGTTGATGGTAATTCAGGCTCTGTAACCGGATCTACCGTCACTATCACCGATTCACAAGGCACGGGCGCATTTACCGGTTCGGGTACAACATTAACGCATACGTATACATCGTTGGATACCAACTATAATACTATCTTGGGATCAAGAAATTCTAATGCAATAAGTGGTAATACCAATACTGCATTTGGTGATTATTCGGCCCATGCATTAACTTCCGGTTCGGGTAATACTTTTACGGGTCAAGGAGCAGGTGCAGGAATCTCAACAGGTAATCTCAACTGTGCTTTTGGTTTAGATACATTAGGTGCAGGCAATAGTAGCAGCAATACTGCATTAGGCACATCAGCTTTAATTAGTCTTGTAAATGGCGCATATAATACTGCCGTAGGAAGAAATGCCGGAGGAAATTATAACGGTGCTGAGACTAATAATATAATCCTTGGTAGTAGTCTTGGGACAATTGGCGAATCCAGTGTAATGCGTTTGGGCAATGATGGCACGGTAGGTGGTGTAACTACGACACAAACTTACCTACGCGGTGCATATGGTAATAGTCCCGCTTCCGCGCAGGCGCTTATAATAAATTCAAGCGGTCAACTTGGTTCTCAAGCATTTCCAACCAGTTCAATCTCTATTGCCGGTGATAGTGGCGGCGCATTAACCGGTAATTCATTTACCCTTACGGGTGGCTCATCCGGCGCAGTTTTTGCCGGTTCGGGCACTACGCTTACCCAAAGCTTTAATTATCTCAGTCTTCCCACAACAACTTCGACAAATGGCCAAATACAGATTAATGGCACACCAGTTTTACATACTTATGGTAACGGAACGAATATATTTGTAGGTGAAGGTTCAGGTAACTTTACACTCAGTAGTGTTGACTGTGTGGCTGTTGGTTCTGGTTGTCTTACTTCATTAACATCAGGAACTGACAATATTGCACTCGGTTTAACTGCGCTTGCTGAACTGACGACTGGTGGTGCAAATATTGGCATCGGCACTGAATCACTTATAAGTCTTGCTACCGGGAACTACAATACCTGTATTGGTTATTTTTCTGGGACTGGCTACAGCGGATCAGAAAGTTCTAATATTCTTATTGGTTCTCAGAATTATGGTACAGCCGGAGAATCTCATACACTCAGAATTGGTAGTGGAACCGGCACAGGTATTGGCAATCTTAATAAATGTTTTATTAGTGGCATTACGGGTATTACTGTTACGGGTACGGCCGTATTGGTATCTTCCGGCAATCAACTGGGTATTGCCGTATCATCCCAACGCTATAAAGAAAATATACAGCCACTTGAAGCGACACGCATTCTTGATCTGCAACCCAAAAGATTTAACTATAACGTGGGCGAAGATCGTTCACCACAGACCGGTCTGATTGCAGAAGAAGTATATAAGATTATGCCTGAGTTGGTTGTATTGGATAAGCAAGGGCTACCTCAAACGGTAAAATATCATGAACTGCCCGTGTTATTGTTATTAGAAATTCAAAAACTGAATAAGCGCATCGCGCAGTTAGAGAAGCGGGGGTAATATGTCATTACGTTTAAGTGGGCGCAATCCCCTTTCCTATCTGGGGGTCGAACCGACCCAACCACCGGATCTGGTAGCAATTAACCGCGCACCGATTAGTGGTGCCGTATCAAATGCGGATTATAAAAGCTTTAATATTGGTACTTTTTGGCTCAATCCGCTGACCTATGATCTGTATTATCTTGCCAGTAAACAAGAGAACATACCAACCTGGATTCAACTTTCGTCAGGATCCGGCAACCTGCTGCAATTAACGGGCAATGATGGCACGGCAGTAATACCGGTTGCCGGTAATATAAATTTACGTACGGCGAATGCAACGGTCTTTTTTACTTCGGGGGGCAATCCCAATGATAATCTTGATTTTGGCAAAACCAATCTCATTTTAGGTTCAAATCCAACCGCAACGATTACTGCTGCATCTCAAAATGTGGGCCTCGGTGAAAATTCTTTAGCGGCGTTAACCAGTGGTTTAAGTAATGCCTGTGTTGGCTATCTTTCTGGTAATGCCATTAACTCCGGCAGCGCCAATACCCTTATTGGATTTGCAGCCGGTGAAAATATGACGACCGGTGATAATAATACGGTTATCGGATCGGGTGCGTTAGAAAATGTGACAACCGGATCAGAAAATATTGTCATTGGTCAAGGTGCTGGTTCTGCATGCACGGCAGGTACCGAAAGCAGTAATATAATTATTGGTTCAATTGGTGCCAATGGTTTGGATAATGCGATTGTTATTGGCACTCCCGGCTCGGGTGCAGGTGAACAAGACGTATGTTATATTGCTGGTATATATGGTAACAGTCCCGCAAGTGCACAGGTAGTAATTGTAAATGCATCGGGCCAGTTAGGTTCACAAGCGGTCAGTTCCGGTGGCAACAGTATTTTATCTATTGCGGCAAATTCAGAGTTGGCCACGAACAGTTCAACAGTACCCAGTTATCTGCCATTTTTTTCGTCCAGTATAACCGTGCCCCTGGCAAATGGTACCGAATCCGTGGTACAAATGAGTATGCCAATGGCCGGTACGATTAGTAGACTATATGTGCATATAACCAATAATGCCTCAACAACCACTTCAACGATTGCTTTACGCGTTAATGGCGTGACAAGCGCATTAACCGTGAGTATACCCGCAACGACGACAGGAGTATTTAGCGATCTTACGCATAGCGTATCAGTCAATGCCGGAGATTTAGTAAATTTGATACTATCAGGGTTTACTATTACATCGCCCGGTACCTATTTAGATGGTGGTTTAACGTGCAAGTTAAATGCATAAAATTTGATTCGGCTTCATGGCAACTCGAAGCTCGTTGCATGACAAAAGAATTTGATTCGGCTTCATTACTACTCTCCTTTATCATCCACGGCATTATCTAACCACGATGCCGTGGATCTCAAGCAGTGCATTATGAAACGTTTTATTAATCTGGCCCGCTATATTCAACATGATTATCAAAGGTGCTCATCAGTATCCATAACGGATTGTCTTGATCTTTATTTGATTGGATATACAGATCGTACTGTTCCCGTTCTTTATGTACTTTTATGCGGGTGCCATAGGGCAGTTTATCCATATCATTGGGTGGCCCATACCGTATTATTTCATTAGATGCCATGCGGGTCTCCATTGGTTACTATTTTACATGGAGCCAACTCTACCATGGATTGTTTATTTTTTCTTTTCTTTGATTTTACGAATCCCATTCAGTGCGGCAACAAAATCACTTTTTTTCATCTGGGCCAATGAAGTGATCTTAAGCTTAGTCTTTACCGTTTGGGCAAGATCAATATCTTCAGCCAGTTCTTCTTCAATCAGTTCCAGTTGTTCCGCAGTTATTGGTGTGGTATCAATTGGCTTTTCAACGATTACCGGCGCTTCTATCTTGGGTTGTTGGTATGGCCTGGGTTGTGGTTGATAAGAACGTTGTTCGACCATCTCCGCTTCACCATCATCATCATTACCGGCAACCACCCCACAGATGGACGCATAGCAGTATCTCTTTAAATAGGTAACGTACGATCCAAAAGATTGTATATCGGTCTTTAACGGGTTGATCTTCATGCGCGATTCAATCCATTGGCCACTTGAATGGGCAAGAATGGTAACCAATACATGACCATCTTCTTCTTTTACAATTGGTTGTATAACGCTCAAGCCATGCTTGCTAAATGCGGGGCGGGAAGCGCGTACAATATCGGCAAGATCCGCATAGCGACTTTTAAAGAATGGATTCTCTGCCCCAAGGGAAGCGTTTTGCATCTCGCCCTGAGCCTTTGCCAGGGCAGTAAAAAGTTCGTTGGTCTGGGTTGATTTATATTCGTTCATTATTAATCCTTATGTCCATAAACTTTGATAATATTCAGCAAATAATCTTAAGCCTTCTTTTATTTTCTCTTCATGGGCAGTCAATTGCGGTTTCCATTTCTCAAAAACAGGTCCATACGCATCCATGCGTATATCATGTTTTGTGAACTTCTTGTATTTTTTTGCAATTCGCACTGCTTCATCCAGTTCTTTATGTATTGCGGGTCCACACGGGCCGAAGGTATCGTCCGTTTTAATCCAATAAAAGGCATAGAGCATAGTATCTAATGCATCAAACCATTTTTGACGTGCGGCATTTTCTATCGGTTTATATTGTTCGTCGGTCATATCATGATAGGTGTCATCTGGCGGTAGAAAAGATGCGGGAAACGAAGTCAGTTGGGTTGGGCTTTCATATTGTTTGCGTATTTTCAGCAAAACGGGATAGATAACATGCGCTAAGGTTACATGCGCACACCATAAATCTTTGCTATGTACCACTATGTTTACTTTTCTAAACTTTCCTTTTTTTGGATAATCAATTATTGCTTTCAAGCGTCACCCATAATCCTTCAGTGTTTTGATCAATTTTGCCATCCAATTGAAGATCAATGAGTTTTGATTGTATCGTCCTTAAACTGGCCCATATTGATGGTTATTTTCACCGGCTCAAGTTCGATTCCATTGTTCTTGCAGGCTATTTCTATGCGCTTTTTGAGCTGCGAAGAATAATATTCGGATAATCCAAGCACCGAAATAGTGAAATTTGCATAAGGCTCAGTGTATATCTCAATGGGTATAATTTTACTCGTAATTCCAACGGTTATGGCCGAATGTATATGTATGATCATGGATATAATTCCCTAATCAATTCTTCAGCAGTCTTAGTTTTTATCTCTTCAATATCAACCAGAATATCTATACATCGTTGATTAGTGCAGTCGTATTCAGTGCATACTATGCATTTATTTTTCATATTGCTCCTATCTATTTTTAATGTTATCATAGTATATCACTAATACTAAACAAGTCAAAGGAGTTTTATGGATAATAAGGGATTGACACGGGTGTGTGTTTTATTGAACGAAGATTTGAATTTGATGATTGAGCGGATTCAGGGCAAGCACCTTTTTGAGACCGGTGATAAATTAACCAAGCCTGAGATTATTATAAAAACGATTGAGTCTTTTATAGCCATGACAATGAAAGATAAGCAATGATCGATGGATGGCCGTCAGCATTTGCTTTTGCAGCGCTGTGTATTTGTATTGCGGCAGTGTTAATATCAATGTCTCGTTAAGAGAAGTATAAACAATGAAAAATAATCAAATAAATTCTCATGAACTTTTTAATAAATTTGAAGAGCAATTTTGGACGGAGTTTCAAGATTTACAAAAACTATTACCTTGTAAGCATAGAAAAGTTGATGATTTTGAGCAAAGTTGTGATATATGTTTAATTTATATTTTGCCTAAAACTATTAATATGTTTTGTTGCTCTGCTCGAATTATTGAATTCTTAGATGCCTACATTCAGATGTGTAATTTTTATATTGGCGCTAATGATCGTTTTATGGAAAATGTCTTTAATGGAATAAAAAACAACATTGAATTGCCTGCTGGAATGAAAGAAGCAGATACTGCATCGATGCAATATCTGCTTCAAATAGAAACAATAAAAAAAATACTTTTGTCACATAAACTTTTAAAACCAAATCTTTTTACTTTTAAAATGAAAGATAAATAATGAGATTAAAAGAATTTATTTCGCGATCACTCATTGAAATTAAAGAGTCATACAGCGGAAATAATCCGATTGAAGTTGAATTTGAAATATGGGTATTGCCAGAAAGACGCATGAAAATAGCCGATAACAAACAAGAATGGTGGACTGATATTGTCGTGGTTAATGAATTACCAAATGCATCACGATTGAAATTTAAGTTGATTATCTAATGTTTCAGAACTAGATGAGAAGTCGATTTACGAACGCATTTTTATTTTTTGGAATATGGATGGTTGTTTATTTTTTGATTACCATTTATTCTGTATTGATTTGATTTGAAATTGCCAACAAATACTAAAAGCAAAAGCCCAGGTTGCCCTGAGCTTCTAACTTTTTAACTTTAACTCTCACACCATTTGTTTTAACTGAACCTTGGTGCTTGAGATACGACAACCTAAGTTACATATAGAAACTTAAGTTATAAACAAAGATACAATGAAGAATATAAGAAATTCCGAAACATGTCAAACAGAAATAGCTAAAAAGCCAAACAAATGGCCTCCTCGTCTTATTCATCCCTTGTTGGAAAGAACCAAAGAAGAGCGCAGCGAAATATACGGGCACAATTCCAATAAGAAAAAAAGAGAACGTGCCAAAAAACAAATTCGTATCAGCTTTCCCAATTGCAAACTTTACTCACTCCTTTCCAAAGAAACTTTTCCCGCAGTCACAATTTCCCCTAATGTTTATACTTACGCACACACGTATACCCGTGAAAGCGAAAGTGAGTTTGCTGGTTTTGACACTGGACTGGATCTGGAAAAAGAGTTAAAACAAGCAGAAAATGAGATTGACTGGGAGGGATTGGACAAGGCGGAGGCATATCGATCATCAAAACGCCTTTCATGTGGGTGTCGGCCAACCAAGGGATTCGTTATATTTCCTTGTCTTTACCATTTGGAGGCATATTCTTGGCACAACGATTACCTCGTTCCCGTTGAAGGTTATGTTACAAACCAGTCCACAGTACCAGTTGAAGCGGTCTGGACTGGACTGGAAACTAAAAAAGAGAGAGAAGCAGTGAACGCACATCCAGTCAGTGAGGGCATCCGCAGATGCACCATGCTCAATTTGTCCAAGTGGGGTCAGATCAAGTTGTCGGCGTTTCCGGACGAAGCGATTGATTTTGCCTACCAACAACTCAAACACGCCAATCCACGGGATCCCTTTGCGTGGTTTATCAGTCTGTGTTTGCAGTATTGCAAGGACAACAAGATCGCTCCCAATTGGAACCGGATGCTGGCATTGTCACGAGAATACCAGATGCCCGACAATGCTCCTATGACACTTGGCCCGTTGCTGCGAGAGCCGCTCAAAACCCCAAAAACGGGAAATGCGACCGCGTCAAAACAATGGCAAGCCGCCCCTGAAAAGAAGGCTGAACATCCGGCCCAGTACAACGCAAAGCTCCGTGCCAATCCCGTCCCTTCATTCTTGCAGGATACGCTTGGTGCTGCCTATGTGGACAACTGTATTGCCGACAATCTTGCTCGTTGGCACAATCAACACGGCACGAACGAATGCGACTGTGCGATGTATCAACCACAATTAACTCAACCAGTCCTCCCTCAGTTGTTAACTTCAGTATCCCCGCATAGTAAAGACAATGATTGGTACCCGTCCGAATCTGATGCAGAAACTGACTCGATCTGGCAAGAGATTGCATAAACTATGTATTTTTTTCCGTTCCTGTATTAGTCTTTCAGCAAAACTGAAAGGAACGGTATGCAAGCAACTTATATAATTCCGGGTGAACCAATCCCCTTGGCCCGCGCCAGATTTGGCAAAAACAAAGTATGGGATAGCCAAAAACAGCAAAAATTCGCCTTTGGTATCCATTTAAATAAACAACACGGTAACCAACCCTTGTTTCATGG